CCCCTCGTCTTCTCTTGGCGCAAGCCGCTTCGCCATGCGTTCCACTCGCTCAACGTCGACCTTCCCGTCCTTCGTGTATGACTCGAGCGCCGGAAGATCCGACATGAGTTCATCGAGTCCCTCATCGTCAAGATGGGGGAGCCGGCGGGCGAACTCCGCACGAACCAGAGACGGCAAAACCTTCGCCAGAGCATCCTGTTCCGCCTTCGCGACCGCGGCAGCGATCTGCTGCTCAAGGTCCTTCTGCTCAGGCGGTTTCGCAGCATCCTCAGCGGCACGCTTCTCCGCACGGAACGCCTCGAGCTCTGCCATATCCGCATCGAACGACTCAGGCTTCGCACGCTTCTCGTGCTTGCGAGCCTTATCTTTCCAATACGCGGCCTGCTGCTCGGGCGTCATCTCCTTGACAGGAGTGTTCGCCGGAAACCCAAGATCATCGTTCTTCGGCTTCTCGTCGACCTTCGGGTCACCACCACCAGGCTCGTCCTCGTCAGTGACGAAACGCAGAAACATGGGGCGGAAACGTTTGGTAAACATGAGTGAGTAGTCCTTACATGTCGTAGGAATGAAAAAAGCCACCCCATGTCGGGATGGCCTACCGGGCGAGCTTCACATCGAGATCCCGAATGGATTGCTCGACGGTCCAAATCGCCTGCTCGATAGCCCCGCGATCCGCACCCGCATCGAGACGAGAACGCAAGTTATCGATGGTCTGTAAATATTCGTCACGCCGCCGCTCCAGCCGTTCCCGTTGAACGGACGCGTCTGGCCGCGTGTACCTCGGTGTGTGCGGGCGAGCGTTCGCTTCCGTCCACCCCTTCTTCGCCCGCCACTGCAGCACCGGGCCAAGCTCGCCGTGCTCGCTGATCTTCACGCGAACACGCTTCAAATCCTTGCCGTACGTGGACCCGCCAGCGCCGCCATAAATCTCATCAAGATTCCGGCGAAGATCCTCCTGATTCCAACGAAACCCAGGATCCGCGTCCTTCGTGACCGGGACAGTGACGCACTTACACAGGTGATGAATTGGCTTCAACCGCTCGTACGTGTACCAGTTCGTCGCCGCCACCACGCACAAGCCGCACGACCCATGCATCGACAGTTCCGGCCGGATCACACGCCTGAACCCGAGAACCTTCTTCCCGTCGCCCGTGTACTTAGCAACATCCGGATCCTCATCGAGACCCAACAACTCGAGCATGTCCTCGTACGGCAGAAGATCCGAGTCATCGTCGGAGTCCGGTTCGGGGAGCTCGTCAAGGATCGGGTCGCCAGGATCCAACCAATCAACCAGGTCAGCTTCCTCGAGACGCTCCTGAATCACATCAAGCTCGTCACGCTCGGCGATCGCAAGATCAGCCGCAACGATCCCGTTCAACCGGTTCTCGAACGCCGCCCAGGCTTCATCTATCGACCCGCCAGCATCCAGAACCGCCTGCGCCTCACGCGCCGGACGCCGATACACGTCCAACGCGTCAACCCCAGAACGCGGGTACACATCCACAGGTCGACCAAGCTGGGGCACATTCACACCGAGCTCGCGCAACGCGTGCAACTGAAACTGGCGGGTCTCACGCTGCACCTCCCGCAACGCCGACTCCACCTGCAACACCGACTGCGACGCAACAACCGTCACAAAGTCCGGGTCATTCCACCGGTTGTAGTTCCTCCACAGCCCCAGCAGAATCAGAATCAGGCGTTCCATGATCGAAACCTTCCGGTTCGCGTGCTGCTGAACCGCCCGCTCCGTAAGCGCCATCTCCACCACCCGCATTCATCAGGCTCAACTGGAACTGTTCGTCGCGCAGATTGTTCGCCTCGAGTTCCAGCTCCTCCGGCGTCATCTCGTAAATGTGCTCGTTAATGCCCCGCTGAGACATGCCGCCCTGCTTCGCAGACGCAGCCGCCGGCGCAACATCGGCCTTCGAAACCCACTCGATATGTCCCCACATCGTCGTGATCTCTGTACGGTCAGCACGCTGCTGGTCGCCATGCGCCTCGAACAACAGCGACATTGACATCGCGAGCGACTCATCATCGAACTCGCGAGCCTCGATCACTTTCGAGCGGATCGTTTCCCGCTGCAGCTTCGCGCCCTCAGCAGAACCCTGCACATCAGACGAGAACGCATACAGCGGCGTACCCGAAATGCCGGCAAGATGCTCGAGATCCTTCTTCTCAGCAAGCGTCAACGACGACATCTCGATCGGGGCCGACTCCCAGACCTTCGCGCCCTGAGGCAACAACCACAACGCTGCCGGGCCAGCCTTATAGATGTCGTCGTAATCGATCGGCTCGCCAGCCTGCGGGTGACCCTCCGGCCACACATCAGGGAGCGGATCATCACCCGACTCGATCGCACGCTGACGAAACGCCTGCATCGCAGTGATCGTCAACCGCTCAAGAATGTCCTGAGTAATCCGATCCAACGACGGCAAATGCGGCTCGAACTCACCCTTACCGCCCGGGTTCGTGAACGGCACCACCGGAACCCGCTCAGTCCAGGTAACCGCCGTAGACGACACCCAGTCCCAGTCGGTACCAGGCTCCCAGGGCGTACCATCCGTCGGAATCGAAGGCTCCTGAGACTCCTTCGCAGCAACCCTCATATAGCCAGGCCGGATAAGCGTCAACAAATCCAGTTGATTCAACTCATCCCGAGAAATGATCAAGGCCGCGTCCGTCAACCACGGGCGAAGCTCGTTCATCTTCACGCCAACCTGCCAAGGCGACCGAGCCGTGATGAACGGCTCATTCACCTCGTCCATGCCGATCACAAAGTACGCCTGCCCATACAGTGTCTTCCAACGCTGCATCTCACGAAACTGAGTCTTGAAATGATTCAGCTTCATCAAGCGAGACGCCTCACGATCACCATTCACGTCATCGTCAGCAGCAGTACGAAACCCGCGCAACTTCATACGCGAAACCTTCTGGTCGACAATCGTCTTCCCGAAAGTCAGCTTCGCCCTCTCCGCCTGGCGCATATAGGCCTCACGATTCGCAGGATCCGCCTCAACAGGAACAACCCACGAACCATCGTCATACGAATCAAGCAACGCAAGACGCTCGAAACGCGCGCCCATCTCGGTAGCAATCTGGACCAGAAACCAATCATCAGTCCCTGGATTCTGAGCATCAGCCAGCATCAACTACCTCCTATGCCGCGACGCGTTCCCCCTCGGGTTGAACGGCGTAAACGAATCTTCCGACTTGTGTTCCTTCGCCAGATAGCGAGCACGCGCCTCGAGCGCCAATACCATGCCAACCGCGGCATCCATCTTGTGCTTCGACCCGCGCTTGTCCTTACCAATGACATCGCCAGTGTTCCGCTCCCACACACGCGCATTCAGCACATGCCGAGTGAACTGCGGATCATTCCCGTGAATCACACGCCCCTCACCAATAGCCGTATGAGCACGCTCAACCGCCATCGCCATCGCCTTGTGGTTATTCGTATAGAAATGGAAACTCTTATCGCGAGTGGCATGAACCTCAACCAAGTCAGCGAAATCACGATCCCACGCATCCACGTAGTCCTGCCAATACGGGGGATCCGCAAAGAACCCCACCACATCGAACTTTTCGAACGTCTCACGAACACGCTTATCGACCTTCAACTGGTCGACAGTCCACGACTTCGCCTCCTCAGCATCCGGCGGCTCCTCAATCAGAATCGGCCACACATACCCGTCATCGACACGACAAGCAATCAGCACCGTCGCATCATCAGAACGAGAACCATCGAAACCGAGCGTGATCTTGTCACCCTCGCGCGGCGGACGCCAATCAAGCTTCTCGCCAGACTCATTCGCAAGCTTCGCACGATGAGACAACCCGATCAGGTTCCACATCTTCACCGTCAACCACGAATTATTCGCCTCAACAAGCGAGTTCAAGAAATAACGAATCTGATCATTCAGGTTGTTACGGGGATCGAAGAACGCATCCAGCATGTCCTCGACCGAGTTCCACTCAGCCGCGTCACCGTACGCGTCAGCAAACGCAGCCTGCACGCGGGCCTCATACTCGGCATCGGACTCAAGCTCACCCTGCATCGGATCACCGAGCTCGCCCCAACGGTGATCGAACAACATGCGCTTACGCCGTGTCCGACCCTCAGCGATCAGATCCGCCAGATGATACGTTTCCTCAGCAACCGATTCCTCACCAGGCTGATACATCGTCGTGGTCTCGATATACCAAGGCTCAGCGAGCTTCTTCCGCTTACGCAGGTTACGAGTGACCGTCGCGTGCAAATCCTTCAGTCGAGGCTTGTTATACAGGTGCGACTCATCGAACACAACGAACGTCTCAAGGCCACCATCCTTAGATGACGCACCCGACGACATCGGTTCAATAGTTCCACCACCCGACGACTTCGCAATCGTCACTCGAGTCATCGTGCACTCGACGCCGTACAGCTTCACCAGCGCATTCAAAGGAGCATCCTCGGCGCTCAGATTGAAATAGACCGAGTCATAGACGTTTCCGGTCTGTCCTTCGGCAGTAGCAAGAATCCGGATCACCGGCTGGTTCACCGGGCGACCCATCGGCTCACCCTTCACATACGTGTAGGTCTGCCCAAGAAACGTGTACGTCTCGCCACCCTCAGCCCAGCCAGAAAACCGGCACGGACCAAACGCCTCAAACAAAACCAGAGCCGCAGCAAGACCCGACTTATCAGTACCCTTCGGCCGAGAAAAGAACGCAGAATCATAAAGTCGACGCCCACGAGCATCAAGCGAGTAACAATCAACAATGAACCCGTAATACTCATCGCCATACTTGATCGGTTGACCCGCAATATCGCCGCGCCCATGCCGAACAAACGCCTCAATCCACCACGTAGCAAGATGACCGAGCGAACGTTCGCGATCATGAAGTTCCTCATTGCGAATCAAACGGCGAGGCATCAAGCACCCCCGTTAATAACCCGCTTCCTGCGCGCCGAATCAATCGATGCAACATTCGAGTTCGAACCCACCTCGAACTCCTCAGGAACCTCAATCTCGAACCGCAAGCGCATACGATCCGCATACGTCGCGCCAAACCCAGCAACCCGGATACGGATCTCACCCGCACGCTCAGAGTTCTTACCGCCGGTCATCCACATCTGGTGATGCAACAAAGCCGTATCCAGCAGGTAGTCCCAATCAACAGCAGTCAACATGCGCGTCGCCTGAGGAGACTCCCGCCAGTTATTCCACCAACGCACCGTCTGCGGATGCCACTCCTCACGAATAGGATTCCCATCCACATCGAACTGCAACTCACCATTCACGCGAATCTGAGGCAGCACATCATCAGGAAGATCAAAACCACCGATCTTCCCGTCAGACTTCACAAGCTCACGAACAACCGTGTCACGCTTACGAGCGCGATCCTCCTTCGGCGGCGGACCATAACCAGCCATAACAAACCTCCATGTCGGTAGGCAAAACCCGATCCATGTCGGAGCGGGAAGACTCAAGTCCACGATCCAAAAACACCCCCCAGACCCGCGCGCAATAAATACTGCAGAACGCTTGCGGGGGAGCTTTTGGCGGGGGGCGGGGGGTTCCCCTGTGGGGGGTTAGTGGGACGCGTGTGCGCGTGTGTACGTGCGCGTGTGTGCGTGTGTGCTCGCGTGTGTGTCCGCGTGTGTGTGGGCTCGTGTCCGCGCGCTCGTGTCGTGCGCGTCGTGCGCGTCGTGCGCGCGTGGCTCGCATGCTGTCGTGTGTCCGCGCTCGTGTCGTGTGGTGTGTGTGAGGGCGTGGCGTGTGGTGCGCGTGGCGTGTGGTGAGCGTGAGCCGCCGAGTCTGGCCGAGTCTGGGTGAGCCTGAGGGTGGCTGGGTGTGGCTGGGTGTGAGCGCTGGTGAGTGGTGCGACACGCCGCGACACGCCCGGGTGCGGGTACACTTTCGAAAATTATTTCTGCCGCATG